TTAATGGAATACTGAAAAGTAAGGTAATCCATTCGTCCTTCCATGAATTTTCAGTGGCCTTCATGGCCTCTAAGTCCCAGTCCAACTCACCAGTTAACTGTTTCTTTTTTATCTCAGCCTCAGTCAGTTTGATCTGAGTCTTGCCGTCTATAATGGATGTGGCAAGGCCAGTAAGGCTACCTATAAGTTGACCAATCATTTCTCATGCGAAAGCCATACGGCAAACGCTCCCGTCATTGCGCCTGTGACCACAGAAATTATTGAAGCTTGCTGTGTAGATAACTCTGGCATTGAAAGCGCCCATTCTATGCAGCGAACATAAACTATCGTCATTACGAACATCATAAATCGAGGTAGTATCTTATGTTCTAGTATCTTTTCAAACGCTATTGTCATCGGTTACTCCTTTACATCACTGACATTAAAAAATAAATCCCACCACCTAAAACTACAACGATACCTAAAGACAGGCCACCTATAGCGGCATTGTTTTGTATCTGTCTCTTGGCTTCCATTGCAGCGTACACGGTTTCTTCACGTTCTTTGCGTATCTGTCTTCGCATTTGTAACATATCATCATATGTAGAAGGGCCAAACCTCATGTTAAGCATGAACTTTATTTCTTTTTCTTTTTCAAGCAGTGTCTTCTTACGAACGACAAGGTCCATAGCTTCTTGTTCTATGTTGTCAGTACCGTGTGTTTTTTTGTCTAACCACGTAGGGTTTTTGCGCTGAGATTCAGCCCGAGTTATGTCGGCAACTGCTCCGTACCAAGCGCCTAATTGCTGGCTAACATCTTGTATTTCACGACCAGCGCCCACAAGCATTTTAACGCCTTTAAATGCGGCGTTGGCGGCTGCAAATGCTGTGACAGGGTCTATCATTTATTTAAACTAAGCTTAGTTTAGTTCAATTGAACCAAAACTACACTTATCCCATTTTTACAAGTATGGTCACCAACATAAGAATTATAGCCCCAGAAGCAGCCATTAGCGTTGTTTCTAATCTTTTAACCCTTACAAACAACTCTTTAAATTGTATCCTTACTTCAGTTTGAAGAGCTATCATATCCTTCTCCAGTTCTCTGACTTTTTCGTTCATATCACTAGTCATGTTACGGTAACCTTTCCCACTTCACAGGTAGATGAAAGTCCTTGAAGGTAAGGCTGATTAAGCACTGGAATCCTTAAAACACCATCTACAACAAATACAGAGCCATTTTCCAAACCAGAATCATTGGTAGGGAGATCAGTAAATACTTGAGTTGAGTTTCTTCCTTCTCCTGGATTTTGCATTTGATCTATGTAAAGAGCAAAAGACCTAACAATGTTGTCCATGTAAGTGACATTGTAGTTTAAGGGTGGTGTTCCAAAAAAGGGTTTAGGTAAATTTCTAGACATTACCTTCTCCCATCGGGCCTGACATCAACGCGAGGTGACCCAAGACGCCAAGTTTCCCCCAAGCTTGAAGATTGTATTTTAAACGCAAAGCTTCTGCCTCGTATCCTTACATACAATTGGTCTGTAAATTTCTCTACAGTATTGGAAACTTCCTTTGAGACTGCACTACTATTTGTCTGTAAATACTGACCGCCTGGAAAGTTTCTAGCCTTGACGGTCATTGTAGCTGATGGCGTATTGGCTGTTGAGTTCCTAAACGTAAGGTCTGGTATGATCTTACTTATGAAGACAAAGTTTTCTCCATCACCTATGCTCATCTGACTGCTTTCAATGTAAGCAGATATAGGTGTAGCAGGGCTTGTGCTTCCATCATCAAACCCAGATTCATGCCTGTATAGATAGTGATCGGTGCCAGCGGCAACAGGTAAGGCTGAAATGCCACGGTCAATCCATGCGGTTCTAGACATGGAACCATAGTACCATATGTTTTGACCATAATTGTAGACAACGTATCTGTTGTTTTCAAAACTGCTGGCAGATGGATAAAACCACCAAACTTCTGAGAAAGCTGTATTAGAGGCTGCGTAGACTTTGCTTCTTTGATCTTGATTAAAATCTTTAAAAACGAAGTCTTTTACTGTGCAGGGTATTTCTTTAACTGTACCATCATAAGAGTAAAACTCAGACAGTCCCATCCAGAAAACAGAATCTTCAATACCAACAGGTGCAAATGCACCAGATATTGTAGTGTTGTCGGATATCATGTTTATACCAAATGTGAACGGTGGCCCAAGGAACTGCATGGCGTAAACAGATGTATCGGTAAATACGATTATCTGTTGCTTTGTTTCAACGGCACATACAATTTCTGAGCCAGAACCCAACCTTAAATCACCAGCAGTATTTGTACTTGATGCACCCCAAGTGGTTAGGCTTTCCTGTGAGCTAAACCTGATTAACATAGGGTCTTGTACACCTATATTAGTTTCAGGATCACAGCCAAAAACTATTGTATGCCTGTCCTTGTCAGAAACCATTACCTGCTTTGATATAGTAGGGGCTAAACCATCAGCACCAGCCAAATCAGACAAAGCTGTAGCCCTTGATTCAAGGCCGTTATCAAACTGCCAATAGTATATATTTCCGTTATGTGAATTTATAAGTAAGTTTTGACCAAAGTTATCATGAGACCAAAAGCCCAAAGCCTGACCAGGTGCGCTAATACTGGCAGATGAGTTCCAAGAGCCACGACCAAATGTGCCAGCTCCCCATCCTGTGCCAAATATTGACGTATCAAGACCCGCTGAAATTAAATACTTTAAAGTTACAGCTCCACCACTTGATGTATCTGATGTTGACGAAAATAAATAAGTTGGATTTAAACCTGTTGAAACAGTAATAGATTGTATGGTTGATACGGTCCTTGCCTGTATCTGATAGTTGTTTCCATCAATTATAGATGACACTTCATATTCTTGGTTTAATACTGATGCATTAATATTACCACCAAGTGATGTGGCACCAGAAAATATAACGAAATCACCAATAGAAGATTCATGATCTGTATGTGAAACTTTTACAGTTGAGCTTGAGACATTTGAGTTTCCAGCATGAACTGCTGCCGTTGTGCCTTCTCGACCTCTAGCACATCCAGTAAGAGTATCTCCAGATGTTCCAGTATAGGTTATTATCTCAGAACCTATTTTTATAATTCCTGAAGGGGCAAAGGCTGAAGCTGCAGTATTATTTACAAGTTTTATTACAGTATCTGTAGCTGACACCTGTGTATTGTGTAGATTTGCATTTCTAGCAGTGAATGGGTTTGTTAAATTTACGGTCTTATTTATAGGTGTTATGTCGTAAAAAGCAGCTCCACTTTCTATGTAATACTTTCTATTTGTTCCAACACCTACAAACCTAGAACCATCTAAAGCCACCCAAGGATGAAGAGACCTGCATGTTCCTAAAAATGAATTTTCAGATTGCTTAGTCCAGCCTCCAATCTTTTCTGGAAACCCAGACCTAAACCTAACTTTATCTACATCAAACCAACCGCCCTCATTGCTGTAAGACGTTGTCTCTTTGTTTACTCCTGATTTGAACTGAAGCTTGCTCAACGCCATAGAACACCTCTAATAAAAGTTCTTTGAGGTATATTACCGCATATACACGTTCATGACTACTAGGATTCCTCATGACCTCAAAAGGTTCAATTGAACCAAACTAGCTAGGCTCAACGGGCCAAGTCACATCTGTAGGAAACCCAGATTGTGCGGGTACATTACGCAGTGCCTGTCTGTACGTTGTCCACGCACTAGACATAGTAACATCACTATTACCCATCCAATCCGTTTCCGACAACAGTTTATCGCGTTCTTCACGCGCAGACGTTGCAGCGCGGGTGTCGGCACCCACAGCCCATGCCGCTTCTTCTGCATCTCGTGCAGTTTCTTCCTCAGCGGAGAACTGCACCATGTTGCCATTAACATTGTGGTATCGTGCCATTTTATTCTCCTATGAGTTTACTATCCCAAACATTATAACTTCCCCTGAAGCTACATTGCCACTAGAATAGAAAAATCTAATAGCATTTACTTGTGCATTTTCACGCCGCACAAATCCGCCTTGGCTAGTTATAGCACCCACGGTACTTGAGGCATCAACTTTTACACCATCTGCAGTAGAAACTTTCGTAAATGTTGAAGTA